ACCTTTATTATGCACAACGGTATCAGCTTCGACGCTCCCTTACTTAATAAGTTTACTGGTTCTGATATTAAGATAGATCAGATTGATGATACACTTATTAAGTCACAGTTATATAATCCTATTCGTGATGATGGACACTCGCTTGAGGCGTGGGGTAATTTTTTAGGACATAAGAAAGGAGACTACCATGACTTCGCTACATTCAACGAAGACATGCTTAAATATTGTTACACTGATACGCAACTTACAAGGGAGGTTTCGGCTTATCTTCAGGTAGAGGGTGAGAAGTTCTCTGATGAATCCTACGATCTGGAACGGAAGGTTCGTAGCATCGTAGACAAACAACAGAGCAATGGCTTTGCCTTTAATCTTATGAAGGGCATGACACTGGAAGCTAAACTTATGGATGAGTTATACTCTCTTGAAGAGAAGGCTCACGATATGTTTCCACCTACCATCCTAGAGCTAAAGACAAAGACAAAAGAAATACCTTTTAATATAGCAAGTCGTAAGCAGATTGCTGAACGTCTGATGGAGAAAGGGTGGAAGCCCAAAAAGAAAACAGACAAGGGTAATGTCATTGTCAATGAGGCAGTGCTGGATACGATTGATATGCCAGAGGCCAAGATGTTCTCCCGTTACTTCCTGCTACAGAAACGTACCGGCCTACTGAAGGCGTGGATACAGGCATGTAGCGAACAGGAACGAGTACATGGCAGGGTGCTTACCCTCAAGACTATCACAGGCAGGATGGCACACCACGGCCCAAACATGGCACAGGTTCCGGCAGTCTATAGTCCATATGGTAAAGAGTGCAGGGAACTCTGGACAGTATCCAACACAGAGACGCACCAGCTAGTAGGTACTGATGCCAGTGGTCTTGAACTTCGTTGTCTTGCACATTACATGGAAGATGAAAAGTTTACCAATGAGGTACTGACAGGTGATGTACATACAGCTAACATGAAGGCAGCAGGTCTAAGTAACCGTGACCAAGCCAAGACATTCATCTATGCATTTCTGTACGGTGCTGGCCCTGCTAAGATTGGCAGTGTAGTTGGAGGCAGAGCCTCTGATGGACAGAAGCTTATTGCAAAGTTCCTGAAGAATATGCCAGCACTTAACAAGCTACGCAAAGATATAGGTGCAGTAGCTTCAAAAGGTTTGATACGTGGTCTTGATGGTCGTATGTTACATATCAGGCACGAACATGCTGCACTTAATACTCTGCTTCAGGGTGCCGGTGCAGTGGTATGCAAGCGTTGGCTTGTTGAGATGGACAGGATGATCTGGGAGCATGGTCTTGACGCCAAGCTTGTTGCTTCGGTACATGATGAGTATCAGTTTGAGGTAGCCAAGCCAGACATAGAAAGCTTTACCAAGATAACAAAGGAGGCTATGTATACAACACAAGAAATACTAAACTTTAAGTGTGACCTTGATTCAGACTTCAAGGTTGGAAACAATTGGTCGGAGACACACTGATGTCACAACAATTAGATATGTTTGAATCAAAAACATTTTTTGACCGAGATCAAGAACTAAAAATGTGTATTACATGTAACACAAACTTACCTTTAAATTGTTTTGATGCAGTAGGAGGATCAAGGAGAGTAGATGGTACACCAAAGTTAAGAAATAAATGTTCAACTTGTTACAAAAATAATATGAATCAAAGAGATATCTTATTAAAAACAATACCTAAACCTGATATAAATTATAAGTGTCCTATTTGCTTAAATAAAAAGGGCAACTTTTATACTGCCACTGAAGACTCAAGCAGACAACATGACAATAGTAATTGGTGTTTAGACCACAACCATAGTACAGGAGAGTTTAGAGGTTGGTTGTGTAATAAATGTAATTCTGCTCTTGGGTGGTTTGAAGATGATATTAACTATGTAAGGAGGGCTGTAAATTATTTAGAAGAAGATGAGAAATAAGTTGACACCACAATAGACGATGTGCTATAATGCACTCGTTGTTTAGTTAGTAGTAGACAACTCAACGGGGAATGATCCCCATCATGGCTGCAATAGCGCAGCATTTTAAAGGAGACTATTTATGAACGATCCGATTTACATTTCTGGTAAGTGCCACTATGCTTCTATCACTGAGCCGAACGTCAAGTTCGATCCGGTGTGGAGCATTCAGGTTGAGGTTAACGATGACAACCGTGCAACCATCGAAGCTGCTAATCTTCCTATCGCTAACAAGGGAGATGAACGTGGTGACTTTGTTACTATTAAGCGTAAGGTTATGCGTAAGGATGGGACTGAGCGTCAGGCACCCATCGTCAAAGACTCACAGAATAATCTGTGGGATGGAAAGAAAATTGCTAATGGTAGTGTAGTTAATGTAAAAGCAATCCCGTTTGATTGGAACTATGCTGGTAAGTCAGGAGTGTCGTCTGATCTTGCCGCCGTACAGGTTGTGGACTTCATTGAGTACATGGATGGTACTGAAGACTTCGCCCCTGTTGAGGGTGGTTACGTGCAAGAAGCAGCATCGGAAGTTGTACTCTTTTAACTAGCATAGAAAGGAAGGGGGGAGAGTTTTTTTGTATTTTTCTCTCCCCCTTTTTCTATTATGAAAACAATAGAAACTCTTGTAGAAGATATCTATGATCTGTTTAACCTAACACCTATCGACATGGATGAAGCAGAGGTAGATAAACATATTGATACCTTTGGTGACATGCTGAAGGTACACCTGAAAAGTTTTCTCTATGAAGTACCAAGAGATCGTGGCAACCTACGCCTGTCTGCTATTGGTAAGCCTGACAGGAAGCTTTGGTACGATGTTAACAAGAAGCTAACACCGGAGACACTACCACCATCCACAAGGATTAAGTTTCTCTATGGATATATTCTTGAGGAGCTTCTACTTCTCTGTGCCACAGTGGCAGGACATACGGTCATAGATCAGCAGAAAGAAGTTACACTTGAAGGTGTGGTTGGACATCAGGATTCTATTATTGATGGTGTACTTGTTGATGTTAAGTCTGCCAGTGGTATAGGGTTTGATAAGTTTAAATATAATAAACTAACAGAGGACGATCCGTTTGGTTATGTTGCACAGGTGTCTGCCTATGCAGCAGCTAATGGTCTGGATCGTGCTGCCTTCCTTGCCATCAACAAGTCTACTGGTGAGGTATGTCTTTCTCAACTGCACAGTATGGATATGATCAATGCTAAAGAAAGAATTAAGCATCTTAAAAATGTGGTTGCTGCTGACGCCGTACCTGATAAGTGCTATTCCGATTTACCTGATGGTAAGTCTGGCAACCGTAAGCTTGCTGTTGGTTGTGTTTATTGTGAGCATAAGAGAGACTGTTGGTCGGATGCTAACGGCGGTCAGGGGCTACGTGCGTTCAAGTATTCGCAGGGTAGGCGGTATCTTACGCAGGTAGCGAAGCAGCCTGACGTACCTGAAGTCTCTGTCTAAGTGTCTGAGAAACATCATTGGGTTGGAGAGGTAGACCCTGATATATACTATGGTTTTGTTTACCTGATAACAAACACTGTTAGTGGCAGGAAATATATTGGTAGGAAGTTCTACCATACCTATAAGAAAAGAAAACGTGTCAGAGAATCTAACTGGAGAGTGTACGCAGGATCATGCAAGCCACTCAAAGAAGACATGAAGCGTCTTGGTAAAGATAAGTTTACCTTTGAGATTATCTGTAACTATAAAACAAGAGGTGGTGTGGTGAGCGGTGAGGTACATTTCCAGACAGACAATGATGTACTATCACCGGAACTTCTACCCTGTGGTGAGCGACCGTACTACAACGGGCAGATAGGCTCAGTAAAGTTTATCACCCCTGAGTTTCTTAGTGCTGAAACCCGTGCGAAGATGGCTTCTGCTAAAAGTGCTGAACATTGTGCAAATATAAGTGCTAGTAAAATGGGAGAAAAAAATCCTAATTTTAAAGGACCATATATCATAACATTTAAAGATGGTCACACTGAAGAATGGTCAAATCTAAATAACAACGATGGATATGATAGCGGTAATATATATAAAGTTCTAACTGGGATTTATAAGTCTCATAAAGACATAGTAAAAATAGAAAGGATAGGGTCTGATGACAAATGAAGTACCGGACTTCGGTACACTGTACGATCTAACTGAGAAAGATTCAGACAAGACATTACATCTTGCCATAATCCTTCAGGCTTTGCTAGACTTATCCAAACCTAAAGAACCCACTGAAAGTTTAGAGACAGTGCTGCATCGTGATCAGGCAAGCGCATGGGTCTTCTGTTCTATTGGAGTAACCTGTGAAAACTTTGAGACAACGTGTGAGCTTGCAGGATTAGAACCCAAAGTAGTAAGAAGCTTCGCTCTTAAAACTGTAACATCGGAGAACGCAAATGAAATCAGAAGAAAGCTTAACTCTTTCCTATGATGAACCAAGCTACCCAAACACTGAAAGAAATTATGATTATTATACTAGACGTATGAAAGAAGAGAAAGCACTTCAACAACAAGTAGGGGGACAACACTACAAGGGATGCAAGATACAACCAGTAGAATATATCCATGCAAATGGGCTTGACTATCTGGAGGGGAATGTGATAAAATACATCACTCGCCATCGCACCAAAGGAGAAGGCAGGAAAGACATAGAGAAGGCTATCCACTATGCCCAACTCATATTGGAAATGGAATACGACAATTAAAGGGGAACAAAGCTATGCCACAATTTCGATCTAATGAGAACCCAATGTTTCGCTCCAAGTTTAGCGAAGACATTTTCAAACACAAGTACGCCCATCATGGGTGCGAGACATGGGACGCACTGTCATCTACTCTGGTAGACGATGTGTGTCAGGACTATCTAAGTAAGGACGACAAGGACGAACTGAAACGTATGATCACTGACCTGAAGTTTATTCCCGGTGGTCGCTATCTTTATTATGCAGGACGTGAGAACAAATTCTTTAACAACTGCTACCTTCTCAAAGCAGAGGAGGATACCAGAGAAGATTGGGCTGACATCTCTTGGAAGTCTGAGTCCTGTCTTATGACAGGCGGTGGTATCGGAGTGGACTACTCTGTGTACCGTGAGGAAGGACGTATCCTGAATGGTACAGGTGGTCTTGCTTCCGGCCCCATACCAAAGATGCAGATGGTCAACGAAATTGGACGAAGGGTTATGCAGGGTGGTAGTCGTAGGTCTGCTATCTATGCCAGCCTTAACTGGAAACATGCTGATGTAGATAAGTTTCTTGCCAGTAAGAACTGGTATGATATGCCAGTAGGAGATACAGGTTTCTCCATTGGTCAGGTAAAGGAACAAGACTTTAACTTTGTTGCA